ATCTCGCTCGTTCGTCGTTCCATGCCTAACCTAATTGCATATGATGTTGCTGGCGTTCAGCCAATGACAGGTCCAACTGGACTAATCTTTGCAATGCGTCCTCAGTACGCTGCACAAGGTGGCGACGAAGCTCTCTACAACGAAGCTCTAACCAGCTTCTCTGCTTCTTCCAACAACTCTGTTGGTGCTGCTAACATCAATCCTGGTCGTGACCAGGCTGCTGGTGCTGGTACAGTTCAAACTGGTGCTGATCCAACCGCTCGTGCTTCTGGTTCTGGCTACACAGTAACACCTGGTATGTCAACATCCACTGCTGAAGCCCTTGGCGATGCCTCTGGTAACCATTTCTCAGAAATGGCTTTCTCAATTGAGAAAGTTGCTGTAACAGCAGTATCACGTGCTCTTAAAGCTGAGTACACCATGGAATTAGCTCAAGACTTAAAAGCTATCCACGGTCTTGACGCTGAAACAGAGTTAAGCAACATTCTCTCCGCTGAGATTCTTGCTGAAATCAACCGTGAAGTTGTTCGTACAATTAACTACACAGCTACTGCTGGCGCACAACAGAACGTTACAACAACAGGTACTTTCGACCTAGACGTTGACGCAAACGGTCGTTGGTCAGTTGAACGCTTTAAAGGTCTAGTATTCCAGATCGAGCGTGAAGCTAACCAAATTGCCAAGTCAACTCGTCGTGGTAAAGGTAACATCATGATCTGTGGTTCAGACGTTGCTTCTGCTCTTCAGATGGCTGGTGTACTTGATTACACACCTGCTCTTTCTGCTAACCTTAACGTTGATGACACAGGCAATACTTTCGCTGGTGTTCTTAACGGTCGTATGAAAGTCTACGTTGACCCATACTTCGCAAGTGCTTCTGGTAACCAGTATGTCACAGTTGGCTACAAAGGTTCTAGCGCATTTGATGCTGGTCTCTTCTACTGCCCATACGTTCCACTACAGATGGTTCGTGCAGTTGGTGAGCAGAGCTTCCAGCCTAAAATCGGCTTCAAGACTCGTTACGGCATTGTTGCTAACCCATTCGCAACATCTGCTGCTAACGGCGTTATTTCTAGCCAGCAGAAGAACATCTACTACCGTATTATGTCAGTTGCAAACTTAATGTAATCTGTCTAATACTAATAATAAAAATACTAAACTGGAGGGGGGCTTTATGCTCCCCTCTTTTTTTGTCTAATCAAGTTTTATAAATAGTAGTGTAACAGATATGGAGTTTACTGTGTGGATTCGTAAAAGTTTAGTTACATTAGATATTTACTATTATATGCCAGATTATACAGACATTGTTCAAGAATTTGTTTGGCAAACTAATGACTATGCTCCAGAACTTCCAAGAGTGCATGAGTTTTTAAATTATTGGAAAGAAAACATCGATGCAGTAATTAAAGAAGTATCGGTTGCATATACATACGAGAACGATAAAAGATACAGACAAGCAACTTTTTATGAAAAGATAGACTCATGGCATTAGTACCAAAACTTGGTGTACAGTTAGAAACCGAACAACTGACTCAAAATTTAAACTTTCTATCACCACTTGGTTTTAGATTTCTATTAAATCGTGCGCCAAATGTTGAATACTTTTGTCAGTCGGCAACACTGCCAACTATTTCTATGGTCGAACTACAACAACCAAGTCCCTTTGTCGTCAATCCAAGACCAGGCGATAAGATTACATACGAACCATTCACACTTCGGTTTCGTGTAGATGAGAACATGACTAACTATCTTGAGATATTTAACTGGATCAATGCTCTTGGTAAACCAGAAAACTTTCAACAATATGAGAACATTCTTTCTGATGGTAGCATTCTACTTCTTTCTTCTAATAACAATCCAAAGATACGGATTGCATTTCAAGATATGTTTCCTCTATCGCTTTCACCACTTGCTTTTGATGTTACGCAATCTGATGTTGAATATCTTGAAGCGGATGTGATGTTCCGCTACAGAATATTTACTGTAGAAAATATCTAAAATCTATTGACAATATTTCTAAACACGTTATAATAGGTCTTGTACCTTATGATACAATAATATATTATTAATTAATCTATTGACATTTATATATCTATAAACTATAATCAATTTAAATTGATGTGGAGTTATTATGAAACTTGATGATATTATTAGTATGTGGCAAGATGATGTGAAGATTGACGAGACTGAACTTTCTCGTGAGAGTATCAATACTCCTATTCTTCATGGTAAGTATCTGAAGCATTATTCAGAACAGAGACTCAAACTTCGCAGTCTCAAACTCAAACAAAAACAACTTCATTCAAAATTAATGGATTACTATCGTGGTGATCTTAACAATCCGCAAGACCTTGCTGAGATTGGTCGTGAACCATATCCGCATAAAAGACTCAAACAAGAAGTATCATCTTATGTAGAATCAGACAATGAAATGATTGAACTAAATATTAAGATTGCTTATCAATCAGAGTTGGTTGAAGTGCTTGAAGAAATAATGAAGAACATTAATACTCGTGGATTTGTCATTAAAAATAGTATTGACTTTTTACGATTTACGAGTGGTAATTAGGGAGTGAATACATGAGTAGAAATGGTATTAGTAATCAAATGTTCAATGATGATAGAATTTATTCCACATCAAGAGTAGATAGTTTACAAAGCAATCAGTTGACCTTTTTTGACCTTTGGGAAGATAAACTCGATGATGGTCATGAAACTACATATCAACTCTTTTCTCCTTATGGGGAAATCATTGAACTAACATTTACTACAAATGACCCGTCTGCATTTAATCAATGGTGCATTGATGAAGGATTAAATCCTGAAAAGATTCACGCTATTGCAAATGAAGGATTGAATTCAGCGCATAAAGAATGGTTTGTAAAGAAGATTGATAATCCTGTTGAAGAGCCAGAACCAGAGCCAGAACCAGAGCCAGAACCAATCGTAGAAGAAAAACCAAAGAAGACTCGTCGCAAGCGTAGGACGAAAGAACAGATTGCTGCTGATAAGGCAAAAGCTGAAGCAGAAAAAACAAAAACTACACAAAAGCCAAAAAGAAAACCTCGTGCAAAGAAACCAATTAAAGTTTTGGAAATTGGTGATAAGGTAGAAGATAAACTACCAGAACCAATCTTTGATGAAGATCATGCTCAAGACCAAGTGATTGCTCAAATTTTTACTGAAGAACCCATTGAATCAAAACCCACTAATCGAAAACAACGAAGAGCCGCAAAGAAACGAAAAAGGAGATAGACTCTATATTATAAAAGACAGTGAATAATGTCTAATAATAAAATTGAAATATCAACCACAGTTTTTGATAGACAATAGTGTGAAAAGTAATACCTTAATAATAACTAAAGTCAATGAAGTCTACATGCAAATCGAATCGGAAGCAGTGATTCGGCAGGAACTCCATGACTTTTTTTCATTCGCTGTTCCTGGTGCTAAATTTATGCCGGCGTTTAAGAATCGGATGTGGGACGGTAAAATAAATCTTTTCAACACAATGACAAAGCAGTTATATCTTGGGTTACTTCCTTATGTTGAACACTTTGCGGCTGAACGAGATTACGGTATTGAAGCAAGTGAAGAAATAAATGCTCAAGAGAACTTTTCACTGAATGAGGGTAAAGAGTATATTTCTAATCTCAAACTTAAACTTACTCCACGTGATTATCAAACCGATGCGTTTGTTCATTGTATTCGAAATCATCGTGGATTGATTGTATCACCCACTGCTTCTGGTAAATCATTTATCATCTATCTACTTGCAGAATATTATCAAAAGAAAACTCTACTCATTGTTCCTACAATTTCACTTGTCCACCAGATGCGTTCTGACTTTATCGAATATGGTATGCACGAAGACGACATTCATATTATTATGTCTGGCGAAGAAAAAACTACAGATAGATCAGTTGTTATTTCTACATGGCAATCAATATATAAAATGCGAAAAGATTATTTTGCCGATTTTGACGTTGTGATTGGTGATGAGTGTCATCAGTTTAAAGCAAAGTCTCTTACCTCTATTATGACAAAGTTGGTTGACTGTAAGTATCGATTTGGTTTTACTGGAACGCTTGATGGTACAGAAACAAATAAGTTAGTGCTTGAAGGATTATTTGGAAAAGCAAAGCAGTTTGTTAAAACAAAAGAGTTGATTGATTCAGACCATCTTTCTGCTTTTAAGATAAAATGTTTAGTGTTGAAGCATACTGATGAGGAAAAGAAACTTGCCAGTAAGATGAATTATCAAAATGAAATGGACTATATTGTGGGTCATAATCGGCGCAATAAGTTTATTCAGAACCTTACAATATCATTGAACGGTAATACCCTTTTATTATTTCAATATGTTGACAAACACGGTAAAATATTATATGATATGATATCAAAGAAAGTACAAGAAGGTCGAAAAGTCTTCTTCGTATATGGAGGAACAGATGCCGATACCAGAGAAAATATACGTTCCATTACCGAAAATGAAACGAACGCAATTATCATTGCGTCGTACGGTACCTTCAGCACAGGGATTAATATCCGCAATCTTCATAATATTATTTTTGCTTCTCCCTCTAAGTCTCGTATACGTAATCTTCAGTCTATTGGAAGAGGGCTACGTAAAGGTGAAGCAAAAGATAAAGCGGTGCTTTTCGACATCTCCGACGATCTCAGACACAAAGCCAAAGTGAACTATACTCTTAATCACTTTGCAGAACGAGTAAAGATATATAACTCTGAAGAATTTGAATATAAAATATATAATATTAATCTTTAAAAGAGGTTGACAAAACTCAATGCAAGTAGTATACTTAAAATTAGTAAGTGGTGAAAATATTTTAACCTATGCTGATAGCGTAGATGAAGAGTATGTTAATGTCTATAAACCAATTCAAATTCATATTAAGAATACAACTAATGGATCTGTGTTACGTTCTTCAAAATGGATTCCTTTTACAGAACAAAATGATTTTCCAATCAAAAGTAGAAACGTGTTGATTATTGCAACACCAGCAGAAGATATGATAGATTACTACCATGAGACATTAGATGTGTTAGATGATATTGAACTCAATAAAGATGAAAAAGTTGAAGAAGATTCATTCAACGCTTTCTACGAATTATACGCAAATACAGATATTAAGGTACATTGATTATGGCTGAGAAGAAAAAGAGAAAAAAACATTATGTGAATAATCCAGACTTTTTAGAGGCTATGATTAAGTTTCGAAGTTCTGTTATTGAAGCAAAAGAATCTGGTAAAGAACGACCCCGTGTACCACATTACATCGGCGAGTGTCTCATGAAGATTGCTGTAAATCTTTCTCATAAACCAAACTTCTCTGGTTACACATATAAAGAAGATATGATTAGTGATGGTATTGAAAACTGTCTTCAGTATATTGATAACTTCAATCCAGAAAAGTCGCAGAATCCTTTTGCATATTTCACACAAATTATTTACTATGCATTTCTAAGGCGTATTGCCAAAGAGAAAAAAGTATTGTATACTAAATTGAAATACACTGAAGAGTCTTATGCATTGAATATGAATAAATCAACACAAGAAGGAGACACTTCTGATTATTCTCCACCAGGTAAAGTTGGTGAGTGGTCAAACGAATATGTCGATAACTTTATTGAGCAGTTTGAAGAGACTAAACGTAAAAAGAAAATTAACAAAGACACTACACCAGTTGACATTATCATTAGCGGTGACGATGAATGAAAACTGATATCCATGAGTTTAATATTTTAAGAAAAGGAGAGTCGGTATAATGTCTAAAGCAGCAATTATAACTGACACCCACTTTCGGTGTTCGAGGTGACAGTAAAACATTTCTTGACTTTTTTGATAAATTTTATAGCAACGTATTCTTTCCTTATCTCAAAGAAAACAACATCAAGACAATCTTTCATCTTGGTGATATTGTTGACCGTCGTAAGTTTATCAACTATGTCACGTTGAATGAATTCAAGCGAATCTTTGTGCAGCCATGTGTTGATCTTGGTATTGAGTTACATGTTATTGTGGGCAACCACGATATTCCTTACCGTAATACAAATCATATCAATGCAATGAACGAATTGTTTGATAAACAAAATATTCACATCTATGCTGATCCAAAAGATATTCAGTTTGATGGTGTTGATATTACAATGATGCCATGGATTCAAAATACAAACTACAAAGAATGTATGGAGCATATATCTCATACTAAGTCGCAGATTTTGTTCGGTCATCTTGAACTTAATGGTTTCGTTATGCACCTTGGTCAAACAGCGCATGAAGGTATGGATACAAAACCATTTGAAAAGTTTGATATGGTATGCTCTGGTCACTTCCATCACAAGTCATCAAGAGACAACATTCACTATCTTGGCAATCCGTATGAGTTGACATGGAGTTGTTATAACGACCAGCGAGGGTTTCATATCTTTGATTCTGACAAAAGAGACTTGACTTTCATTCAAAATCCATATAGAATGTTTCATAAGATCTGGTATGATGACCTTGATAAAACTATGGAACAAGTCATGCAAGGAATTGATTATGAGTCATATCATGATACATATGTAAAGGTAATCGTTCAGAATAAAACAAATCCATACTGGTTTGATATGATGCTTGATAATCTTTATAAAGCAAATCCTGCTAATGTATCCATCGTTGATGATAATAAACATATGGACGCACAATCTGAAGAAGAAATATTTAATGAAGCTGAAGACACTTTGACTTCTCTTTATAAGTTTGTTGATGGAATGAATACCGAAGTTGACAAAAAGAAACTCAATCAGCTATTTGCTAACTTATATAATGAAGCGCAGAACTTAGAGGTATAATGATCCATTTTCGTAATGTCAGATTTCAAAATCTGCTATCTACTGGTAATGTGTGGACTGAGATTCAATTAGACCGAAGTCCAAATACTTTGATAATTGGTGAGAATGGTGCTGGTAAGTCTACCGTTCTTGATGCTTTATGCTTTGGTTTGTTTGGTAAACCATTCCGTAAAATTAACAAACCTCAACTTGTCAACAGTGTCAATCAAAAAGGTGCATTGATTGAAGTTGAGTTTAAGATTGGTAGCATTGATTACAAAGTTGTTCGTGGCATCAAGCCAGGTAAGTTTGAGATTTACATCAACGATAAACTAATAGATCAAACAGCGTCTGTTCGTGACTATCAAGAACACCTCGAAAAGAATATCCTCAAACTCAACTACAACTCGTTTACTCAGATTGTAATTCTTGGTTCGTCTACATTCGTTCCGTTTATGCAGTTGCCCACACATCAGCGCCGTGAGATTATTGAAGACCTTCTTGATATTAAAATCTTCACCGCAATGAATGTTCTTTTAAAAGAGAAACTTCAAACGAACAAAAGCAATCTTAAAGATATCAAAATGTTTATTGACCTTGAGGAAGAAAAACTCGATGTCCATAAGCAGTATATTAATGATATCAAAACAAAGAACAAGGAACGAATTAAAACAATTAAGTCTGAGATTGATAAGTCTGAATCTTCTATTGCTCGGCTTGAACTTTCAATTGATAAGTCCAATGAAAAAGTTAGAGAGTTGCAGGTTACGATTGAAGATGAAAACGACACCCGTAGTAAGTTGAAAAGCATTCAAGATATTGAGTCTAAGTTTGAAGATAAGGTGAAGAAGTTAAAGCGTGAGATTAGTTTCTATGAAAACAATGATAACTGTCCAACATGTGACCAAGTAATTGATGAAGAACACAAGTGTAATCATATTGATAATGGTAAGAATAAGATTGTCGAGATTGATTCTGCACTTGAAAAGTTGGAGGTTGAACTACGAAAAAACAACGAACGGCTCAATGATATTTTTCAAGTCAACAAACACATCAATACAATCCTTGAAAAAGTTACAGATGAGAATAATCAAGTCTCCTCTCTGAA